TAAAGACGAAAGTAAAAGAGAAAAGTGGACAGCAACAGAAGTTTGCTTGGATCATCCACTTAGAAAACAGGAGGCTATACGTGATCCGTCGATATTTACAGGAGGGCTTACTACATCTCTTACAGGTTTGCATTGTGACATTGCGGTCTTGGACGATGTGGTTGTTTACGAAAACGCTTACACTGGTGAAGGACGTAATAAAGTCAAGTCTCAATACTCCTTGCTTTCTTCAATTGAAGGAGGTAACGCAAAGGAATGGGTTGTGGGTACGCGCTACCATCCAAAAGATTTGTACTCCAACCTCATGGAAATGGAAGAGGACATCTACAGTAAAGAAGGAGAACTTGTAGGTAAAGAAGCTATCTACGAAGTTTTTGAAAGGGCTGTAGAAGACCAAGGAGATGGTACAGGACAATTCTTGTGGCCTAAGCAACGGCGCAAGGACGGTAAGTATTTCGGTTTTGATATTAGGATACTGGCTAAAAAAAGAGGACAGTACCTAGATAGGATGCAGTTTAGGGCGCAGTACTACAACGATCCTAGCGATCCTGACACGCAACCTATTGCATACGAAAAGTTTCAATACTTTGAAAAGAACTTATTAAAACAAGAAGCAGGTAAGTGGTACTACAAAAGTAAAAGATTAAATGTTAGTGCAGCAGTTGACTTTGCTTATAGTACATCTAAACGTGCAGACTACACAGCTATTGTTGTAATAGGGATAGACGCAGAAAATAACATATACGTTTTAGATATTGACAGGTTTAAAACAGTAAAGATTTCTGAATACTTCAGACATATCCTAGACCTTCTTAACAGGTGGGACTTTAGGAAACTAAGGGCTGAGTGTACTGCAGCACAATCAGCAATCGTAAAAGAATTAAAAGATAGCTACATTAAACCTAATGGTCTAGCTCTTAAGGTAGATGAGTTTAGACCTAACAGACACCAAGGCTCTAAGGAAGAACGTATAGCTGCTATCCTAGAACCAAGGTATGATAACTTACAGATATACCACTACAGAGGCGGTAACTCACAGATACTAGAAGAAGAATTAGTCTCGTATAACCCCCCACACGATGACTGTAAAGACTGTTTAGCGGCTGCAGTTGAAGTAGCAGTTAAGCCTAGCGCCTCTCTAGTTAATAGAAAAAGGACAAATAACGTAGTATTTCACCCTAAATTTGGTGGGGTCGCGTTTTAGTTGTTGACAAAATTTAGTAAGTGTTGTATAATTACAACATAGGACAAGACTTTAGGAGTCGAAATGGCAGGAACTACTATTGACATAGACGGTATGATTAATCCTCACAGTCTTGCTGTGGAGATATCTAGCCGTTGGAGTAATTGGAATAACCTACGTTCTGCTAAAGTAAAAGAGTGGAAGGAGCTACGAGACTATTTGTACGCAACGGATACTCGCACTACTTCTAATAATAAGTTACCTTGGTCTAACTCTACGACCTGTCCTAAGTTAACACAGATTGCAGATAACTTACACGCAAACTACTTTGCGGCTTTGTTCCCTCAAAGCAAGTGGATGAAATTTGAAGCAGCAGATAAAGATTCTAATGTTAAGTTTAAACGAGATGTTATTCAAGCTTACATGGAAAATAAACTAAAGCAGTCTGACTTTATTAATATTGTTAGCAAGATACTTAATGATTATATCCAGTACGGCAACTGTTTTGCTACAGTAGACTTTGAAACAAAAATAACTAACTATGACGATGGTGACCGAATAATAAACTACGTAGGGCCAAAGCTAGTACGTATATCTCCTTATGATATCGTGTTTAATCCTACAGCTTCTTCTTTTGAGGATACTCCTAAGATTGTTAGATCAGTTCTAACCCTTGGAGAAATACAAAGAAAGATAGAAGCATCCTCAGAAAATGCGTATATGAAAGACGTACTTGAGAAAATGCTCAATAACAGGGCAGGTTCTAAAGGTAGCGAAATAGATATGAACAAGTCTCAGGGCTACGTAGCTGATGGCTTTAACTCTTTGACTGAGTACTACGAGTCAGATTATGTAGAGGTGCTTACGTTCTACGGTGATATCTACGATTCAGATTCTGGCGAGTTTAATAATAATAGAATAATTACAGTTGTTGACAGAGCGTATATCTTACAGAATATTGAGAACCCATCGTGGCTAGGCAAGGACGCTATCTTCCACGTAGGTTGGCGAGATCGTCCTGATAACCTTTACTCAATGGGGCCGCTTGATAATTTGGTGGGTATGCAGTATCGTATTGACCACCTAGAAAACCTTAAGGCTGATGTCTTCGATCAGATTGCGTACCCAATTCTTAAGATACGAGGTGACGTAGAAGACTTTGACTTTGAGCCTAACTCTCGTATTTACTTAGGTGAAGAAGGGGATGTAGGTTACCTAGCCCCTGATACTACTGCACTTAACGCTGACTTCCAGATTCAGAACCTAGAAAATAAAATGGAGATGATGGCAGGTGCGCCTAGAGAAGCTATGGGTATTCGTAGCGCAGGAGAGAAGACAGCCTTTGAAGTCAACCAACTTATGACGGCTGCAGGGCGTATCTTTCAACACAAGACGGCGCACTTTGAAAGAGTGTTCCTTGAACCCATCTTAAACGCTATGCTAGAAACAGCCAGACGTAACATGAATGAAGCAGACGTTGTTCGTGTGTTAAATGACAGTACTGGTTTATTCTTCTTCAGTGAAATAACTAGGGACGATATTAAGGCAAGCGGAAAAATTGTACCAATAGGAGCTAGACACTTTGCAGAACGCGCACAAAAAGTTCAAAACCTTACTACTCTATATCAAATTAAAGCTTCTGATCCAACCGTGGCGGCACACTTATCAGGCAAAGAATTTGCTAGACTACTAGCAGAAGAACTAGGAGAGCCTTCACTGTTCTCGGAAAACGTGACAGTACACGAACAGATGGAGACTCAAAAGGTAGTTACTGAAGCACAAGTAGACTTTGAAGAAGAACAAGAAGAAGCAATTCAAAGAGGAACATAGTATGCCCAAAGGTAAAGGTACATACGGGAATAAAGTTGGTAGGCCAAAGAAGAAAAGTAAGGAAAAAAAGAAAAAGTAATGAAAGCTATTTGGTTTAAAGACTGTAAGACTAAAGAAGAAAAAGAGAAACTAAAACAATCTATCCTTTCTCAAAAGGAAGTTTTAGATAGATTGAAAGGAATCCTAGAGCCTATGCTCAAAGGTGTGCAACCTGCTAATGACTACGACAAACCTTCGTGGGCATTTAAACAAGCAGACAGAAACGGGTTCAACAGAGCATTGACCGATGTGTTGGACTTGATAAAACTAGATAAGGAATAACTATGACTGTTTTTACTGATAATCAGGAGACCTCTGATACTCAGCAACAAGACTCATCTTTTGTAGAACCAACCAGTTCTTCAGTATTAAATGATCTTGTAGGAGAAGGGCGTAAGTTTAACGATGTAGAAGCGTTAGCAAGAGGAAAGCAAGAGGCAGATACTTTCATTGAACAAATGAAAAGAGAAAACTCTGAACTAAAAGCTGACCTTGAGCGACAATCCTATGCGTTAGGTGTAGCCCAAAAAATGGGGGAAACGGCCTCGGCATCCACCGCCGAACCTTCTAACTCCGCACAAACAGGTGGCACTTCTGAGGGAGCTAATACCAAGCCCACGACGAGTGAAGCAAATATTGAGAGCCTAGTAGAAAAGACCCTTCAAAAAAGGGAGCAGGATACTTTATCAAAACGGAATCTTGCTACCGTCGAAAATGAATTGGCAAAAGTTTACGGAACAGAAGCAACTAATGCAGTCAATCAAAAAGCTTCTGAACTAAACTTACCATTAAAAGATTTACAGATAATGGCTGAAAAGTCTCCTAATGCGTTTATGCAATTAATGGGACAACAGCCACCTGTACAATCCCCAATGGTTCAAGGAAGTATTCGCACTGAAGGTTCTGCAATGCAAACCTCGGCAGAACGCGATTGGTCTTATTACCAAAAGCTACGTCGAGAAAATCAATCTCAATACTATACTCCTAAAATACAACGTCAACTTATTGAAGATAAGAAACGTCTAGGAGATAGGTTTGGTAACTAACTCTAAGAAAGGACTTGTCCAATGGCAGGTATGAATATTGCAAAGGTTGATGACCATTTAGTCCGCACGGAAGTCTGGTCATCTGAGCTAAAAGAAATCCTTCGGGACGAAATGATGGCTCAAAAATATGTACGGATGCTAGAAGGTTTTCCTGATGGTAACACTTTCACTATCCCTACTATTAAAACAATCGGTACTAATGACTATACTGATGATACAGCAGTTACTTACGATCAACTGGATACTGCAGAGTTCCAATTCACAATCGACAAGTATCTGACTTCTGCAACCTATATTACTAAGCAGTCTCAACAGGACTCTTTTTATGCAGGGGAACTAGAATCTCGCTTTGTTCCAGAGCAAGCACGCGCTATTATGGAACACTTTGAGACTACTTCTTTGAAGATGGGTGAAACTGCAGCAGCAAGTGTTGACTCAGAAGAAGTACTTGATGGGGCGAAACACCGTTACCAAGGCGCTGGCGCTGGTGGTAAAATCGGTGTAACAGACTTTGCTTATGCTCGTTACGCACTTAAGAAATCTAAAGTGTCTGATCGTGGCTTGGTCGCTATTGTTGATCCGTCTGTTGAGTATGAGTTATCTACTCTATCTAGTCTAACAAGTGTAGCCAATAACCCTAGTTGGGAAGGTATCGTTCGTGATGGTGCTACAACAGGTATGCGGTTTATTGCTAACATCTATGGTTTCGATGTATACACATCAAATATGTTACCAGTAGTTGACGCAACAACAGGTCTTCTCCAAGCAGATGGTACTGCAGGTGCTGATCTTTCCGCAGGTAGCGGAATTGGTGTAGCTAACTTGTTCTTCTCTTCTGATCCTGCTACTAACCCATTCGTGGGTGCGTGGCGTCAGATGCCAGAGGTAGACTATGAGTACAACAAAGACTACCAACGCCATGAGTACGTGACATCTTCACGTTATGGTGTGAAACTTTACCGTCCAGAAGGTCTTGTAACAGTCGTTACAACTTCTGTCGTGTAGTATAAAAACAAGGGGAGGGGGGAAACTTCCTCTCCTTACTAAATAACTGTTGACAAACTAAAAAAAGTTGGTATAATAGTCTTAACACTGCACCGATGAGGAACATACAATGGCAGTCGAACATAACTCACTTACTGGAAATCAACTACACGAACCTAAAGGGGTTGCTGCTGCTTCTTCTGGACAGGTCTATGTAGCTAATGGAAGTGGTAGTGGTGTTTGGAAACCATTACAACAACACGTATCTGTTCACGCAACTTCACCCTCTAGTACTTTTTCTTTATCTACTGGAACTTCTGATATTCTTTTACAACCAACTTCTGTAACAACAGCTTCAGCAGTAGGTTTTACAGTACAAAGCCCTTTAACATTAACCTACACAGGAACTGCAGGTTTAATAGGCATGATTAATTTAACAATGTCTGCTAAAATTTCTTCAGGAACATCACACGATATTGAGTGGGCTATCTTTAAAGGCAATACAGAACTTGGAGGAACAAGAGGCATCAGGTCTGTGACAACTTCTTGGGGTTCTATTACACTATCGGGGACTACAACTTTAGCTCAAAATGATATTATTTCTATCAAAACAAAAGCTGATGCGGCGGCTACTAGTGTTGTTTACGGAAATTTTAATCTTTCAATCTTAGGAGTGGCTTCCTAATGAAAATGAATCTCTTACAGATGGTACAGAATATCCTTTCGGATATGGATTCGGAAGAGGTTAACAGTGTATCAGACACTAACGAAGCTGAACAAATTGCAGAAGTACTAGAAGCTACTTACAATAACATGGTATCTTCTAGGTTTATACCTGAACACTCCCAAACAATTAAACTTGTTTCTTTATCAGATAGTACTCGACCTACCCACTTTAAGTTTCCTGAAAGGGTAAAGAAGGTAGAGTTCTTAGATTATAATACATCTACTATTGCAGGTGGAGTAAGTTATACTCGTATGAACTACCTTAGTCCTTATGACTTTTTTGATTTAGTAGATAAAAGAGATAGCGAAACTAGTTCAACAACTAAAGTTACAGATGTATATGATGGGACAATTTTACTTATAAAAAATGATGGGATGCCTACTTGTTTTACTTCATTAGACGATGACCACGTTATTCTAGATGCGTATAGCTCTTCTGTTGAATCAACACTTCAAGCATCTAAGACAAGGGCTTATGGAGTAAAGATACCCACCTTTAATAAAACATCTGATACTTTTATTCCTGACATTGACGATATTATGTTCCCTTATCTTCTAGCTGAAGCTAAGTCAACTGCTATGTCTCTCTTTAAATCAGGGTCTGATCCTAAGATTGAACAAGCAGCACGAAGACATAAGAGTTATCTGCAGAATGATATGTACAAACTAAACGTGGGAAAAAGCCGTAATGCTTATGGAAGACGCTGAAGTAAAGTATTCAGACGATAGGAAAACTGTATACATAAAAAGTGATAAGACTGAAAAGAAGCTTGTTATATATTTAAAGCCAGATGGATATGGTTTCTACAGTGTAAAATACGAAAGTGGTGCTAAGATTCCTAAAGACCTAGAGGGTAAGTGGACTAGGCAAAAAGATGCTATACAAAAAGTCTTAGGACATTTATCGGATAAACCAGTAACTCCTCGTAAGCGAGTGAATGACAGAGCTAAGAAAAGACAGGCTGAAAAGGAAGCTTTGAATGGCGCAGACCTTAACCCAAAAAACAGTTAATACTTTTGTTAAGGGTCTTATTACTGAATCTTCAGAGCTAACTCATCCCGAAGGAGCTTCTGTAGACGAACTCAACTGCTCTCTTGAAAAAGATGGAAGCAGGCGAAGACGCTCGGCTTTGAGATTAGAAACAGATTCTGTTCTTTCTCCTAGTACTCAGTTTTTAGAAGTGGACTATCCCGCTGGGTCTTTTTCAAATGTTATGTCTACTGAAGGAAAGTTAATAAATACTAATACTTGGAAAAATGTTGGAGGTAAAGCTAACCTAGAATTTTTAGTAGTACAAGTAGGTGATAAACTTTATTTCCTTGAAAAAGCTAAAAGTCCTTTATCTAAATCATGGATAATGGATGATAATGTTTATGGGTTTTTAGATGGGGCTGACAAAGTTAGTTTTCAAACAGATGCAACAGACTCTTCAACAATAGTGACGGAAACAAGTATTGGATATAACACTGTACTAAATACTATAACATATGACTCGGTTACTACAGGAATAGACTGGCTTGATTTAGGGAGTGCTAACCTCGTCCATAATAAAAAACCAACTGTTTTAATAAATGGGACTCGGTATTACGGTGACACATCGGCAGTTATTTCTTCTTCAGAAGATACTAATCTTAAAGTTGCTAATAGGATTGCACAAATTCTTAATGATCCTACGCAACCAAACAGTCTGTTTAGTGGTGGTTACAAAGCAAATGTAAACCCTTCTACCAGTGCAATATACTTTTCACACCTTACCTATGTTAATCTTTTGGGTTTTACAGCAAATAATAATCAT